GGTGTTAGTTTCGGTTCCAACAACGTAGGAAAATATAAAAGACATGGAGTTTGGGCTAAACCCGTCTGGCCTACAGCCAGAGTAATTCAGGGTTCTCCGGCTACCCCTTATATATTCGACGATCTATGTAAATGGGAAGATGTCGCTGACGCGATGATGTATTGGTATTTGATGGCTCCAGAATCCAGAGAGAAGTGTGGATTTGAAGGCCGCCGCTGGGCAATGAATGAGGGAGGATTGAATCACAAAAACCTGGCAGAACAGTTTATTAAATCTATGGATTTTACACTGGATAATTTCGTCCCAGAAAAACCATACAGCTTACATGTAGATTCGGAGTATGTGGGACATACCATGCCAACTGGAGGTTTCGGATTTGAAATTCCTCCAATTGATAAGATTCGTGTAATGGAAGAAATATTATCATTAAAACTATGAACATACAATTATCAACAGACATATTAGATTCAGGAATTGAACCCCAAACTGGAAATACATCGATCTCACAAACTCAAATTACTGAGAAAAAATTGACATTTTTTGAAAAAATTAGAAATTTTAGAAATGAACTGAGATTATCAAAATCTCCACGCCTGTCGGCTTTTCAAAAAGAAATGCAGTTAAAGGCGGGAATTGTTCCAACATCCGTATGTAGAGTTTTTATAGGGGATGGAATGTCATTGGATATGTCGGAATACCCAACGGTAATGCAGTATTTAAAATTTAAGATATGTGGCTTCAGATATATCATTTTAAAGGATAAAATAAGTTGATAAGTTTCAGAATATGGTTATATTAGTGACACATGATTATACAAGTATTAAAAAATGACACATATAAGGATGAAGAAAGTCTGCCAAAATCCGCTACAGAACGTTCTACGGGAAAAGATATAGTCTCCACGTCCGATCCGGAAATTGTGGGCGTAAAAAATAAAATCTGGGACTATTATTACGATTCTATCGATTATATTCAATATAGAACTAACTTATTCGTCTCAGTTCAAAAAGATACAACTTTCGGCGTCCGTGGATCATTTGAAGATTATGATGTATTGGGATTTCCCAGATCATCCATTTCAAAATATAACTTGATGTTAGCTAATTCCATCTGTTTAATTGATGCTGATTATAGGGGAGAAGTGTTACTGAGGTTTAAATATATATGGCAACCATCGGATATGTTTTTTTACCACGATAATAGTGTTACCGGAAAACTCGATTTAAATAAAATATATAAGAAGGGAGACAAAATTTGTCAGTTAAAAATAACAAAATCTGAGAATGTGAGTTTTAAATTGGTAGATGTGTTAGATGACACTAATAGAGGAACCGGGGGGTTCGGAAGCACCGATACTTCTATAAAGATACCCACTCATATTACGGATTTATATCAATCGTCACCGACATTAACTCCAAAAACAAAATACAGTGATTTAGTTAAAGAAAGAGAAAAATAAAAATATGAAACCAATGTGCATTTTACAATCCCCGCTTTTTACGAGAAGCGGATATGGCGAGTGGAGCCTGGCTATGGCCAAGTCTCTATTGAGATATGACAAGTTCGATTTAAAAATAGTTCCCACAAGATGGGGAGGTTGCCCATCGAAAAATACCATTGAGGATTTGAACGATGATGCAGAAAAGGAATTATTCAATAGAATAATACGGCAACAGATACAAAAACAACCTGAGGTTTTTATTCAAATATCAATACCCAATGAATTTCAGGCACCCGCGAAGTTCAACATTGGAATGACGGCTGGAATAGAGACTACTGTCCCTCCGGGGGAATGGATCGAGGGTCTTAATAGAATGAACGCGAATTTCTTGTTATCCAAGTTTTCTAAAGATATATTACAGTCGGTCACGTTTACAAAACAAAATCCAAATGGAACTAAAGAAGAAACAAAATCCACAAAACCTATGGAAGTGGTAAATTGGGGAGCTAATACTTCCATTTACAAGAAAACCTCTGAAAAATCTATTTCTCTAGAAGAAGAAATGTCTTTGGTGAAAGAAAATTTTTGTTTTCTGTTCGTAGGACAGTGGACTCACTCAAATTTATATGGAGATAGAAAAGATATAGGAATGTTGGTAAAAACATTCTGTGAAACTTTCAGAGGAAAGAAAGATAAGCCGGCCCTCATACTGAAAACGTCCGGAGTCTCTTTTTCTAAGATGGATAAACACGACACTTTAACAAAAATACACAACATAAAGGCCCAAATTCCCGGAGGAGATTTACCTACAATTTATCTTCTTCATGGGGAGTTACCAGATGTTGATATGAACGCATTGTTTAATCATGATAAAGTCAAGGTACACATCAGTTTTACACATGGAGAAGGTTATGGACACCCATTATTATTGGCAAGTTTAAGTGGGAAACCTATAATGGCTCCGGATTGGAGCGGACATTTAGACTTTATGGATCAGTATACCGCTAATTTGTTGCCGGGAGAAGTAAAACTCATATCTCCAGAATCCGTAAATCAATGGCTTGTAAAAGAATCATCTTGGTTTTATGTAAATTATGATAAAGCCAAAGAAAAGATGTCGGGGATTGTAGAAAATTATGAAAAACTTTTACCTAAAGCTGAGAAATTGAGATTACAGAATATGGAGAAGTTTAGTAATGAGGCCATAGATAAACAGTTTCATTCCATGTTGGATAAACATGTTCCCGAGTTCTCCATTGATCTTCCAATAGTTCTTCCAAAACTAAAGAAAATCTCATTGCCGAATTTGAAAAAAGTTGAGCCGGCTGTTGTATAATATGTCGGATACGCCTTTCATATCATATCTGGTAACATGTAAAAATGAAGGATACCAACTGCAGTTTTTATTAGAACTTCTATACAAATACAAAGAAGGGGCCGAATGTATAATCTTGACGGACGACGTTACTGATGTGGATACGTTGTCTGTAATTGATAATTGTAAGAGAAATCCATTTTTTAAAATAGAAAACCACGCTCTTAATAGAGACTATGGAGCCCATAAAAATGTAGGTAAGTCGTTTTGTTCCGGAAAATACATTTTTCAACTGGACGCAGACGAATCCCCTAGTTTGACGTTGATGGAAAATTTGAAGGATATATTAGAATCCAATCCAACTGTGGAACTTTTTTGGTTGCCTAGAATAAACGATTTCAAAGGGGTAACGGAAGAACATGCGAAAAAATGGGGTTGGAGATTAGACCCATATGAGGATAGACAAATTGTGAATTTTCCTGACCCCCAAACCAGAATTTTTAAGAATCTTCCTCATATAAAATGGGAAAAAAAGTTACATGAGAGAATCACGGGTGCTAAGTTTGTGTCACATCTTCCAAATGAGTTTGAATTCTCATTGATACATAATAAAACTATGGAAAAACAAGAAGCCACGAATTTGTGGTATGGAAAAAACTTCACGGCTTCAGAAAATGGAGGGACATGATATTATTTTACAACGTATTCATAACAAACTCTCTTCCGGTTAACCAAGCTGGCTCTAAAATATTACCTGTAAAAAATAGAGGAAATCTTAGAAGCAGTGACAATTTAGATATACTCAAATATTCACTCGCTAGTGTAAGTAAAATCCACAATTGGAGTCAAGTAATACTGTTCATAAAGTTGGATGATGAATATCATTCCCGCCAAGAAGAATTAACCAAGTTCATTCACTCGGAGTTCAAAAATCAATCTCTGATATTGAGATTTACAAGAAACGAGTATCAGAATGATTGGATAGAAACCTTTAATCTGTTTGACCCGAAAGATAGGTTAATATGGTTTTGTTGTAACCACGACCATATTTTTATAGACTATGATATAGAATATTTAAATAAGTTGGTAGATTTGATGTATAAAGAAGAGAAATACTGTTCTCTAATATTTTCACATTGGCAAGAGAATATTCGTAATATAAAATTTGGGATGGATGCCCGATATAGGGGAGGAGGATTTAACCCTTTGCAACTACCCAGAGAGTATAAAATAGAGGAATTTTATCTCTCAAATAGAGGAAATATAATAGATAGCATTCAGATAATCACGAAAGAGTTATATATAAACTGGTGGTTTGTTGGGAAATTTTGGGCTTCGTTTATCCCCCGGCCGGACTATTTCAATATCAGTCTGGCCCATAAAGAGGAACCTCTAGCTTGGCAAAAAGTTATAATTCCACTCAGAGAACTGTGCCGTCATTTCGACGGTTATTCACATGTAGGAATAGGAAATAATCAGTGTCCATCATTAGAAATTCCTTTAGGATTTTTTGAGAATGATATAAAAATAAAGTTAGGTTTTCCAGTTGATAGAAAATATACAAACTTTAATCCTTGTAATCCCCATTATTTTGCCTATAATGAATTGGGAACAGACTATAAATTCTTACAAGAAGATATTCCGTTTTTCTGGAAGAATAGAATATCAAATATAGAAACGAATCCGTCGATGGATGTTAATATGAACGTAGAAATGAGATTTAAGTCTATAGTGGAAAGTCTTTTTTATGAAGCGTTCCCAGTTGATACTGAGGTTATGCTGAAAATAATAAACTTATATATCGGTAAATATGGAGATTTTAGGGTAAAATGAACATAATTATTCCAATCGGAGGAAAAGGTGAACGGTTTAAGAATGAAGGTTACACAACGCCAAAAGTTTTGATACCGGTATTAGGTCAAGAAATAATTTTTTGGGTTCTGGATAGACTGTGCATTGATGTAGAAAATACCATAACAATAATTTACAATAATGAACTTGAAAATTGTGGATTAGAGAGTAGAATTAGAAATCGTTACAATAAATATAATTTTAACTTCATTAAAATGCCCCATCAATCCAATGGGCCAATAGAAACCATACTATACGGATTGAACAGACTAACCGAAGATCAGTTAGATGAGACTCTTTTGATTCACGATGGAGATTCGTTTGTCAAAACTTCAATTTTAGACAAAGTTAAACCGGGAGAACATAAAATATTCTATACCATAAATGATAACCCCAAACCTTTATTTTCCTATATAACGTTAAATGATGACAAAGTAACAAAGATAAGAGAGAAAGAAAAAATATCAGATAATGCTAATATTGGATGTTATCAGTTTTCCAGTGGAAGATTTTTCAAAGATTGGGCGACAGAAATATCTCCTGCTGGATACATATCCGAAGTTTATAGAATAATGTTAATGGGGAAAGAAGTTGTATTGTCAGAAAAAATAGAGCCAGATGATTTCGTATGTCTGGGAACACCTGCGCAAATAATACAATTTTCTTCTAAAACAAAACAACTACCAAAAAGATTCTGTTTTGATTTGGATAATACGTTGGTTTCATACCCAGTTGATTCAGGCGACTACTCCACCGTCACACCAATTGAAAAAAACATAAAGTTTTTAAAATCGTTACATCAATCCGGACATTATATCATAATATATACCGCCAGAAGAATGAAAACACATGGATCTAATGTATCAAAAGTTATTCAAGATATTGGTAAAATAACTCTGGATACATTGGAAAAATTTGAAATTCCGTATGATGAGATATGTTTCGGAAAACCATATGCGGATTTTTACATTGATGACTTAGCGGTTAACATTCATGAGGACGTTGAGAAACAAACAGGATTTTACATAAACTCTGTAGAACCTAGACACTTCAATAGAGTGGAGTTTACTGATAAAACAGTAATTAAACGATCCGATAAAGATTTATCTGGAGAAATTAATTTCTATAAACAGTGTCCCAATGAGTTAAAAAAATATTTTCCAACTCTCATAAGATCTACGGAAACTGAGTTAGAAACCGAAAAAATAGAAGGGAATTTGGTATCAAAAATGTATTGTAACTCATCGTTGCACGAGTGTCACATAGATACATTATTTAATGTGTTGAATGCCATCCAATCGTGTAAATTTTTTGATATGGTTGACATTTATGAAAATTATTCTAACAAGTTGGTATCTAGATATAATACCTATGACTATTCCAGATTTGTCAATTCCAAAAAAACATTTGATAAAATAAACGAAAAACTAATAGAATATCAGTTGAGGAAATTGGGATGGATGTCTGTTATTCACGGAGATTTTGTTTTTTCAAATATATTTATAAACCCTAAAGATGAGGTGAAGTTGATAGATATGAGAGGAAAATTGGGAGACAAACTAACAATCTGCGGAGACATAAACTATGATTACGCAAAATTTTACCAATCTCTCATAGGATATGATTTCATTCTTAACGACAGATATCCTCCAATGATGTATTCCAAAAAATGTATAGATTATTTTGAATCTAAGTATAAAAAATTATACGGAGAAGAACAGCTTGAATATCTTAAATATATAACCGCTAGTTTATTATTTACCCTAATCCCCCTTCACAATAACAACAAATGTCAGTCATATTATAATTTGATAGAATATCTGATATAGTTTGACTTTATTATTCTCTGTGATAGTGTATCTTACATATGAGTTTCGAAATATTAAAATTTGAAGTTCCCGGAGGAAGTGCTGGAACTTCCCGAGAATTTTGCACTAGATTGAAAGACGCATATATAGAACCTATCTCCGCAACTGTAAACAACAAAATTCAGAGTAATTATGTAAATGTCTGGCATGATAACATGAAAGTCGTCGCTGGAATAGACAAACAACTTCAGATTCAAGGTTCTCCGGGAACGATCTACGACCCCAAAAGTTTAAACGATAGTGTTGTTTATGATGAATATGTAGATGATTCTATTTGTTTTATCCACGACGAAGCTGGTATAAATTACCAACATTTCTTTTTTTGTTTTTTTGGAAGATTCTATTATTTTGACGAACTTAGAAAAACACAAAAAATAAAACTTGGAATATTGGAAGATTTCTATACCGATGTGGGGAACAGCACTTTCATTAAAGAGTGGATTAATCTATGTTATGGGAAAGATGTAGAAATAGTGGTTCTCAAAAAAAATATAAGATACAAAATTAGAGATTTGATTCTTCCAAACGCATTTTATTGTTTTCCACAACCATCTGGTTATAGACATATCGTGGATATGATAAGGAAAGTGGTAGATAAGGTTGATCCATTTCCAGGAGAGTTAAAAAAAGGAGTTTATATATCAAGACAAGATACAATAAAAAGAGGTTGGTATCATGGCCGGGAAATGAAAAACGAATTGGAACTGATAGAGTTAATTAAAACTGAATTGGGGTTTGATATAATAGAGTTGATGGATTATAACATGGGGGACAAAATTAGAATATTCAAATCATATAAAAACATAATACAACAACACAGTGCATCTACTACTAATATTTTATTCTCAAACCCAAAGACCTATCATTTTTTGATAGAAAACCCTCAACAAAACTGGTGGTTGACACCAAAATGTGAAGAGTGGTCTACGATGACAAACTCTAGATTGATCAAAATTTCTGGTCAAGGAGAACTTCTAGAATCAGAAATGGACCCGAACAGTTTAGATCGTAATAACATTCCGTGGAGATTAAATAATGTGGAATCTATAGTCGATTCCATAAAACAATATATAGGATAACATGCAAGAGATACTAAAACTAGTAAAAGAATTTATAGACAAAAAGACCGCTGACAAAACTTGGTCACCCGGAAAAGATTGGGTTCAATATTCAGGCCCAGTTTTTTCCAGCGATGAATACGTCTCAGCCATCAGTTCTTTGTTAGAGGGTTGGTTGGTATTGGGGAAAGATGCCATTAGTTTTGAAAATGAGTTTCCTAAACAGTTTAATAAAAAGTATGGGATATTGACTAACAGTGGAAGTAGTTCAAATTTATTAATGTTATCTGCGTTAACTTCTAAAAGACTTTACAATTTAAAGAGAGGAACTCGGGTTATAACCCCAATAGCAGGCTTCCCGACTACATTGAATCCTATATTTCAACTGGGATTCGAGCCCGTATTCGTGGATATAGACATTGATACACTTAACCTAAATTTGGATCAAGTAGAACAAGCGGTTAAACTAGGAGCCAAAATTATAACATTTGCCCATGTGTTGGGAAATCCACCTAATATGGATAGGTTGATGGATATAATAAATACCCACAAATTGATTTTTTTAGAAGATTGTTGTGATGCGTTAGGGTCTACTTATAAAGGAAATCCACTAGGAAGTTTTGGAGAAATGGCCAGCTGTAGTTTTTATCCGGCCCACCACATAACTATGGGAGAAGGAGGTTTCGTAGCATGTAACACTCAGTTACAAGAAGTAGTAACCAGAAGTTTTAGAGAATGGGGACGAGGGTGTTATTGTGTTGGAAAAAAAGCTAATTTGTTAAAAAATGGATCGTGTGGAAAAAGATTCTCAAATTGGCTCCCAGAACTTCCAGATGAAATATTTGATCACAAGTATGTATATGACGAAGTTGGTTACAACTTAAAGCCAATCGAGTTACAAGCATCAATCGGACTGGCTCAGATGAAAAAGTTGCCAGAAATTCATAGTAAAAGAAAATCTAACCATTCTAGATTATTCAATATTTTTAAAAAATATGAGGAGTTTTTTGTATTACCTAAGGCTACAGAGGGGTCTGATCCGAGTTGGTTCGCTTTTGCGTTGACAATCAAAGATGGTTCTCCGTTTAAAAGAAAAGATATCGTTGACCATTTTGAGAGTAACAAAATACAAACTCGCCCATATTTTGCCGGAAACATTATGTTACAGCCAGCATATGATGGATTGATGGATAAACGGGATGTGGTATCAAAGTTCCCAAACGCTAGAAAAGTTACAACTGACACATTTTTCTTAGGAACTAGTCCCGTGATAACCGAAGAACAGTTAAACTATATAGAAACTGTAACTAATAAATTTTTTACAACAAAATGAAATCCGATAAAATAGCCTGCTTATTTTTTAACATATCGCTCGGAGTTAATAGGTATGAATCTGATAACTTCTTCGAACCAAACGCGGTGAAAAGCTTCAAACGTTGGAATCCTGACGTAGAAGTTCATGTAATAAATAATTCAAACTTTCACGAATATATGAAAGATTTGGAAATAGAAGAATATTACGAAGATATTGGGTTAATAATGTTGATGGTTATAAAACGGATGTTTGAAAAGTATAATTACAAAAAAATATTTCAACTCGGTATCGATACGATAACATGTTCTAGACTTGACGAGTTTATAGATAACTGCGTCGATGACATAATATGCACAACCGGAACATTTCATTCTGTGGTAAATGAACATTATATTACTCCAATTTTGGAGTTTATCGAAGGAGATATGTTGTATAGAGATGTCGCGTCTATTAATGGAGACGTGGTTTGTATAAACAATAAAAGAGCAGCATCGGTGCTGTTAGATACCACATTAAAAATATACACGTCTCAGACATCTCAAGGTGGATTGAATTATTGTTATATAAATCAGAAAGAATTGAAGTTATCTGTATCGATAGTAGATTTCCCATATTTTAAAACTAAGGTGGTATACAATATAAGATCTAAAGGTGTTGTTGGTGGATATTGTTTAGTTAGAGGAAATGTATTGGATGGCCGCCGGGGTAGAGTTATTTCGAATACATATCCATCTACATTATTTGTAGTTAAAGACGATAAACTTTTTACTCACGATGATAAACAGATAAAGGTGTTCCATTTTTGTGAAGGGTTAGGTTATAAAACGGACGATGTAGATGAACTAACATATGACGAACAGATAAATGAGATGAAGACCATGTGGTTTAACGAACGTACTTTGGAATTTTTTAAAAATAAATGTGAGTGTATTTTTTAGAATATAAAAAATTCCACAATTTCATTGTAGATATGTATTTGTATGATTAAAATTGTCTACATCACGGGTTGTCTTGGTTTCATAGGTTCATATGTAACCAGAGAATGTTTAAGGAAAGGTTGGTATGTTAAAGGGATCGACAAAATGACATACGCTGCTCGCCCGGAACTACTCGACGAGTTTTCAAAAAATCCAAAATTTCATTTTGAAAAAATGGATATATGTGACATAGATAGATTGGTAGATTGCGATTATTTTATTAACCTTGCTGCCGAAAGTCACGTAGACAATTCCATCAGAAAAAGCGAAGAATTTCTACATTCAAATGTAGATGGAGTTTATAACATATTAGAATTGTTAAGAATTTATCAAAGATCTTCTGATTCATCTCCCACTTTTATTCATTTTTCAACTGACGAGGTATATGGAGATATTGAAGTAGGAAGTCATACGGAATCAGATCCACTAAAACCAAGTAATCCATATTCAGCTACTAAAGCAGCTGCCGATCAGTTAATCCTCGCCTGGTCGCGGACATATAACCTTCCATATGTCATTCTGCGACCCACAAACAATTATGGAATTGGACAATATGTTGAAAAGTTAATACCAAAAACTAGTAAGTTTATTAAACTAAATCGTAGAGTTCCACTTCATAACAACGGAACCCCTCGTAGAACTTGGCTTCATGCACATGACACGGCTACATCTGTTATAAAAGTCATAGAATCGGGAATTAGAAATGAGATATATAACGTGTCCGGAAACTATGAAGATTCAAACATAAACATAATAAGAAAAATATTGACAGTTAAGTATGGAGTAGGGTATGATATCAATAAATACGTAGATTTCTCATATACTAGGGCAGGTCAAGATGTGAGGTATAGTTTGGACGATTCTAAATTAAGGTCGCTGGGTTGGTCAAATCAAATGAGTTTTGACTCGGAACTTCCTCAAATTATAGATTTTTACGATAACAATTTTATTTGGTAACATACCGTATATGAAAATTAAAGTAAGCGATCTTATAGCTGAATTTTTAGAAAAAGCAGGAATAGATACAATATTTGGAATAATAGGATCAGCGAACTCCCACATATTCAACTCCATAGATAAACGAGGTTACACAAAAATTATATGTGTTCATCATGAACAGGCAGCTGTTATGGCTATGGGTGCATACTTTCGATCTTCTGGAAGAATAGCTGCTTCATTGGTGACCGCTGGTGCGGGTTCATCAAACGCTATCACCGGAGTCGTCAGTAATTGGGCAGACTCAATTCCTGGAATAATACTCTCCGGACAAGAACAAGCTAAGTTTTTGGAACAATATGAGGGTATGAGAATGTATGGGATTCAGGGGTTTGATTCTCCAAAGATGGTTAAGGATACAACTAAACGCTCAATCACAGTTAAAGATGAGACATCTGTTCAACATAACTTGGAAGCAGCTCACTTCATAACTCGAACCGGAAGACCGGGCCCAGTGTGGATCGACTTCCCAATGGATGTTCAATCAAAAATGGTGGAACCTAGAGAATGGAATTTTATATCTCCGTTTGTGGAAGAGGAATTAACTGATTCCGAGAATTTTATATTGGAACAAGTATTAGAACAAATGTCTCAAGCAAAAAGGCCAATTATTTGGGCTGGCCACGGGATCCGTCTAGCCGGGATGAAGAATGAGTTTAGACAGTTAGTATCAAAACTCAAAATTCCTGTAATATTGTCTTGGAGTGGTATAGATTTGTTACACAATGACGACCCATATTATTTTGGAAGAGCTGGAGTTACCGCGATACGATATTCCAACTTCATAGTTCAGAATTGTGATTTTTTATTGGCTATCGGAACCAGACTCTCTTTATTACAAGCAGGATACGATGCATCTCAATTTGCTAGATCCGCTAAAATTGTTGTGGTAGACGTTGATAAAACTGAATTAGATAGGTTTGGAAAATTGAAGAATAATATTGTTCTGCCCCACGATTGTAGAACGGTGATGAAGAAGTTATCTTCGTCTGAAAAATCTTATTTTAAACCTGAGTGGGTAGATTATTGTAACAAGATGAAATCAAAATATCCTCTACTTGAACCATATCATGTGGATAATGGATATGCAAATTCATATAAGTTTTTGGATTTTTTAAGCGACAAGCTAAAAGGTAACGAGGTTATCGTAACTGATATGGGCACTGGGTTGTTGAGTGGACACTATTCAATTAAGTTGAAGCCAGATAATATGATGTTTACTTCCTTGGGCTTAGGAGAAATGGGTTATGGATTGCCTGGAGCTATAGGAGCAGCTTTTGCAAATCCGGATAGAGATATCATATGTCTGAACTGTGACGGTGGAATGATGATGAACCTACAAGAACTCCAAACAATAATACATCACAAACTTAGAATTAAAATTGTAGTGTTCAACAATGATGGATATTTGATGATTAAACATACTCAAAATTTATTATTCAAAGGAGAGAGAACAGCGGTTAGTAAAAATACCGGAGTAAGTTGTCCAGATTATAGTAAGTTAGGAGAATCTCTTGGATTTCATATAACTAAGCCAGTTAGGTTATGTGATGATACGCTGAGTTCAAAGATTGATGATTTTCTATCTGACAACGGCCCAACTATAATGGAAGTGTTCATGGATCCTGAACAGGATTTTTTACCAAAAGTAAAGGGAGTAGTAAACGAAGATGGATCTATAACTCCCGCAAGTCTTGAAGAAATGTCGCCGCTGTTGTCATATGAGGATATAGAAGAGGCTATGATTTCCGGAGTTGATCCGAAATCGAAAGTCATAAAAAGACCATGAAAATTAAAGTTGGAATTATAGGAAGTGGCAATATAGGGACAGATCTTCTAATGAAGACTCTGAAATCCGATATAATTGAAACCACGGCTTTTGTGGGAAGACGTGAATCCTCAGATGGAATTAAAAAGGCTATTGACAGAGGGATAGTCACATCCACCGATGGGATAGATTTTTTTAGAAAAAATCCAAACATATGCGACGTTGTGTTTGATTGCACCAATGCTTTTTCTGCTATTGAGAATAACGAAGTTTTTTCTTATCAGGGGATAAAAATTGTAGATTTAACTCCATCCAAGATCGGAGATATGTGCGTTCCTATCATAAATGGAGATATAATCAAAACCAAATCAAATGTGAATATGATAACTTGTGGAGGACAAGCATCTATCCCAATATTAAACTTGTTATCTACGTTAATACCTAATCAAATTGATTATATAGAAATAGTTTCTCAAGTAGCATCATTGAGCGCAGGTATAGCTACTAGGGTGAATATAGACAAATATATTCATACGACAGAATCAGCAATTTCACTGTTTACGAACTGTAAAAGTTGTAAAGTTATATTAAATATAAACCCAGCAGAACCGTGTGTGGATATGCAGACTACCATGTTTATAAAATCTAAGGGTCTAGATTTAAAATCCATATTGTCAGGAATAAAAGAAAGAATTGAGTTGGTAAGGAAATACGTTCCATATTATGATATGGTTATGGATCCAGTTATAAACGATGATGTATTAATTTTAAGCATCAGAGTCAGAGGCGCCGGAGATTATCTACCAAGGTATTCTGGAAATTTAGATATAATAAACTGTGCAGCAATAAACGTGGTGGAAAGATTATGAGCTTTATAACTATTAGTGATCCAACGTTGAGAGATGGAAACCATAGCGTTAATCATCAAATTAGCCTTAAAATGGTCGCTGAGTATTGTAGGTTCGCAGAATCTGCTAAAATACGAATCGTGGAAGTCGGTCATGGAAACGGACTTGGGGCATCGTCGTTATTAATTGGACAAATGCCTCATACAGACCGCCAACTTCTTTATACCGCACGAGAAAACTTAATTGATTCACAATTGGGAGTACATGTTATTCCTGGAATCGCTACCATAGATAGGGATATCTCACCCGCAATTGATATAGGTGTGGATGTGTTTCGAGTAGGATGTCACGTAACAGAGGCTAATATCACACAGCCACATATAGAATTTATAAGAAACTCCGGTAAAACGGCAGTTGGCGTATTAATGATGACTGCTCTGGGGGATACAAAAACTTTGGTGAGCGAGGCTCAGAAGATGGAAAAGTATGGGGTGTCAGATATTATCATAATGGATTCCACAGGAACATACTTACCATCTGACGTATCGGAAAGAATAAAGGCTCTGAGGAATGGGTTAGTAGTTGGGGTTGGGTTTCATGCTCATAACAATTTAGGTATGGCGGTTGCTAACTCCCTCGCAGCAGCAGAGTCGGGTGCAACTATAATAGATGCTACTATGAGAGGGTTTGGAGCCGGAGCTGGGAACACCCAACTTGAGGTTTTAATCCCGGTTCTTGAAAAAAGTGGGTTTTTAACTTACGTTGATTTTAAAAGAGTCATAAAAGAAGCCAATACCGTAATGGAATATATGATTGTAAAACCACCCACAGTTTCTCCAATTAATATTTTAACTGGACTAAATAAACTGTTTTCGGGTTTCGAAAAACCCATTATGAAGGCAGCCTCTCTCTATAAAGTCGAATATTCCGAATTGGTACGTTTATTGGGGGAAAGAAAACTGGTTGCGGGTCAGGAAGACCTTATCATGGAAGTAGCACAGAACTTATCCCTTCGGAATAAATAATGAAAATTTTGATGACAGGAAGAAACGGATTCATAGGTTCTAATTTAGCACTCACATTAGAATCTCATGGGCACGTCGTCTACTCACTTTCCTATCGAGATTCTTTTCCCGATGTAAGAGATGAAATACTAACTTTTAATCCTCAAGTTACAATTCACTGTGGTTGGTTTGGCGGAAACAATTACTCCCAGTCTAATGATATAGATCAATTTCATAAAAATATACCAAATGGAATAAAATTGATAGAAATATTAAAAGATATAAAAAATGACCATACGTTTATAGGTTTTGGAACCACCTTTGAATATGGTTTAAAGAATCATGTTGTTGATGAAGAAGAGGTGGAGACTCCGGTGGATCTATATGGAATGTCAAAGTTAGTTTTTAAGAACTATTCTAGGTTGTTATGCGAAAAATATAATGTAAATTGGACGTGGATTAGACCCTGTTACACTTATGGTCCGGGAGATGTCAAAACCAGACTAATTCCGAAAGTTATAAATAACATCCTATCCTCTCAACCATTAATGTTTGATGAGTGCAAATCCATTATAGATTATCTTTATATTGATGACTTTTCCAACGCTATTTTGAAATTAATAGACAACAAATCAATCGGGGTGTATAATGTCTGTTCAGGTCAGCAATATAAAATAAAAGATGTAATACTCAAGATATCAGAATTAATGAATTACGATTATAGAAAAATTATATTTGATCCGGAGTTGTATTCCAAAACATCCAAACCTCAGTTTATCTGTGCTGACAACTCTAAACTTAGATATACTATAGATTGGGAACCTACAACTAAAATTGAAGTGGGATTATCTAAAACTATAGAGAACATTAAAAAGAACCGATTATGAAAGATTTAGTAAAATTAAATGAAGATAATTGGCACTGGCCTATCAGAGATGTAACCAGTTGGGAGGGACAGAAGAAACAATCTGAGATATTCGAGAATATAAAACCATATGTCAAAAACCGACGAGTGATGATACAAGCCGGTGGAAATTGTGGATTTATATTAAGCAAATTTGTCGATAAATTTGAACACATTTATACATTCGAGCCAGACCCGGTGAATTTTTATTGTTTAAATTTAAACGTGACTTCAAAAAATGTCACAAAATTCCAATCCTGTTTGGGATCAGATAACAAACTAGTAGGAATAGAAGACCATCCCACAGATATAGGGGGTGTACATGTAAAAGGAGAGGGATTCACCCCATGTATACAAATAGATAGTCTCAAGTTAAACGGGTGCGATTTGATTCAGTTGGATGTCGAAGGTTATGAATATGATGCTTTATTGGGAGCCACCGACACAATTCAACGGTTCAAACCAACTTTGTGTTTGGAATGGTGTGAAAAATGGGCTAATAGATACAATGTTCAATATTCTCATCTAGAAAGTTTATTGGAATCCCTAAATTATAAACACGTTTCAAATTCGGGAGTGGATAAAATTTATACATATAAATCACAATGAATATTTTAGTTACAGGAAGCGACGGGTTTATTGGATCAAACGTAATTCGGTTATTATCATCGGATTCAAACCTAAAATTATTTCCCGGAAACAGAAAGTCGGTTAATCTATACTCACAAAAATCTGTAGAAAGTTTTATTGATAAAAACGAAATAACTGATATCGTACATTGTGCTATAGAAGGGGGTCATAAAAACGACAAAGTTGAAATGTTTTATAACAATTTGTTGATGTTTGAAAATTTGAAAAGACAATCTCATAAAATAAGAACGTTTATAAATATTGCAAGCGGCGCTGAGTATGATAGGAGACATTCCCTCTATGATGTTTCGACTTATGATTTAGGAAACTCCATACCCGAAGATTATTATGGATTATCCAAATATTTAATTTCGATGCGGGTAAGAGAAATGATAGGAGGAGTAAATCTTAGAGTGTTCGGGTGCTTTGGAAGAGGAGAACGCCCAGATAGAATGATCAGTTCGAGTTTAAAAAACTACATAAATGGAAAACCAATAGTAATACACCAAGATAGGTTTATGGATTTTTTTTACATAGATGATCTGGTATATGTGATTAATAAATTTTTATATAGAGATGATTCTGAATATTCATATTCGGAGAAAGATTTAAACATGTCATACGATATAAAGTTTAAATTGTCTGAGGTGGCTAGAATAATAAACAATTTGGATGATAAAAAAGTTCCAATTGTAATACAAGATGCCACTGCTGGAAACGATTATTGTGGAATGCCTCCGAGGTGGCCTTTCCAACACCATTTCATAGGATGGGGAAGAGGAATAACAGAATATTACAAGTCGATGAAAGTATGAACATAAAAGTATCAATGCATCTAATGCCGTGGGAAATGGATCATGCTCTGTTGATAGCAGATAGACTTAGACAGAGTAGTTATAACATAGATCCATCTGACACGGTATATGTAGATACAGCATTGAATTTATCATCACTGTTAATAGATTGGGAGAAATCAAAATTGCCCAAAGAATTTTTCATAGAAAAGTATAACACATTTTCAAAAATTGTGGAAGGACGTATTATCCATAGACCATTTGTTTATGCTGGTGGCGGATTATATGGACACCTAGACCTACAGAAATCAGTAATTCAAGATAACATAGATTATTACCTTACAATATGTCCAGACATAGATTTTTCTACTTCTCTGTTATATTATATGATAGAAACTGCGAAAAGGGTAAAAAACAAATATTTCATAGTAACTCCCCAGATATTTCGATGTTGGGATAGTAGTTGGGATATGTTGGTGAATGAAAGATTTTTAAAATATGACTATAAAGATTGTATAGATGTAGATATATACGATATTAGAAATCAGATGAATGAGACACAATCTGAAGTGTCTTCGTTTCAAATACAAGATTTCAAATTCGCTGGTTGGTTTGATTTGTACAACAAAGATTTTTATGAAAAAATGGTGCCCGCTCGTCCGGAGTGGTCTGGATATGGCCCCTGGGATTTTTATGCGATTAACGTATCATCTTTCGCTAAATCTAGAGGCGTTGATGTAGTTCAACATGTAGTTAAGGATGAAATTGTATGGTTTTATGATGTTGGGAAACTAAAAAACACGGAAGAATATGGAGCCGATGGTTTGTTGAAAACAACTTATACCAAATTTTTAACTCGGAAAATTGATAAAGTTTCTCAAGCGGTTGACATCCGAAGTAAACTAAATCTTTACATCAACGAGTGGATAAAGTATGCTACGGATTCTAAAATAATATGAATCAAAATTCTAATAGAATAAGAAGTGTGGGGAAACAGACATATGGGCATGATAATATAGACATATATTATTGGGGAGAAAATACTTGGTTGGATATAGGAGATTACTGTTCCATATCAGGACATATATTAGTCTATCTAGGAGGAAACCATCGGATAGATTGGGCCACAACATATCCGTTTGGACACGTAAATAAGAATACGTTTAATATGTTTGATGGAAAAGGTCACCCAGGAACCAAGGGAGATGTAAAAATTGGAAATGATGTTTGGATAGGAACATATGTTACCATTATGAGCGGAGTAACTATAGGAGATGGAGCATGTATAGCTTGCAATTCGGTAGTGACAAAAGATGTGCCTCCATATGGCATCGCCGGTGGCAACCCTGCCAAGTTAATAAAAAACAGGTTTTCAGATGATATCATCAAAAAGTTTCTTTATCATAAGTGGTGGGAATTAGACGTTTCAACAATAAATAAAATTTCTCCCTTGTTATGTTCCGATAAATTTGATATATTATTTGAGACTTTGGAAAAACTTAAAAAACCTATGATAGACTTGGAAAACAAGATTAATGATCTATATCGAACTCCGTCTGATATAAATGAACATATACCTACCCTTATAAAATTCGCTTCGGAGTGCGAACATATCACCGAAATGGGAGTAAGAGGAATTTTTACAACTTGGGTATTTTTAGGAGCCAGCCCCAAAAAATTGGTAAGTTATGATTTATACAATCCCTCACATTATGGATCAAACATACAAGACGTTTATGATGTAGCTGAATCATATGGAATAGATTTTAAATTCGTGGAATCAGATGTGTTAAAGGTTACAATAGATCAGACCGACCTTTTATTTTTAGACACATGGCACTCATATGATCAATTAAAAGGAGAACTAGCTCTACATTCTTCAAAAGTAAACAAATATATTGTAATGCATGATACCACCACTTATGCTCATAAAAATGAAGCATTGACATCCGAACATTCTGAAATCGTGGAGGTGGAAACCGGAAAAGGAATTTGGCCAGCGGTGGAAGAATTTTTAGCCTCTACAACAGAATGGGAACTTTTAGAGAGACACATAAATAACAATGGATTGACCGTTTTAAAAAGAATAAAATAAATTTGGAATACCCAATCAGTATATGTATAATTTATGAATGAAGATGCCTCAGAATTTGATAAAAATGGATTTTTTACATCCGAGAAAGTTACTCATTTTAATTGCGAAATTTTAAAATCGACATTATGTAATTTTTTGAAAACCAAATCAGTATTAGATTTGGGATGTGGGGATGGGTTTTATATCAAACACTTAGAGCCAGTTTGTTTGAAGGTACAGGGATATGATGGAAACCCATACACTAAAAAATTGACAGGTGGGTTAGGAGATTCTTCTGATTTATCACAAGTTCAAAATTTTTATAAATATGATTGGGTTATCTCATTTGAGACGGGGGAACATATACCGGTTGAGTTTGAAGGAAATTTTATAAACAATTTATGTAGACACGCTAAAGAAGGAATAATTCTTTCTTGGGCATCAATTGATCAAGAAGGCCAACCTCAACCAGGAACGGGTCATGTAAATTGTAGACCAAATAGTTATTTGATAGAAAAAATGTACGAAAAAAGTTTTTTGTGCGATTATAATCGCACTAATTTTTTTAGACATAAAATGGATTTATGGTGGTTAAAGTTTAATTTGATGGTTTTTTATAAAGTGGATAGTTTAATAATATGAAAAAAAGTATATTGATAACGGGTGTCGCGGGTCTAATTGGTTCGAGATTGGCTGACTGGATTGTAAAAAATAAACCAGAGTATGACGTTATTGGAATAGACGACCTCTCCGGAGGGTATATAGAAAATGTAGACCCTTCCATAAAATTCCATAACATAATACTTGGTGCCAAAGAACATGATTTGGGAGTGGAATCAATTTTTTCAAAATATAATCCGGAATATGTTTTTCATTTTGCTGCATATGCGGCCGAATGTTTAAGTCCTTTCATAAGAAAATACAATTATCAAAACAATTTGATAGCTACCGCTGACGTAGTAAATAATTGTATTAAATATGGTGTAAAAAGATTGGTCTTCACATCAACCCTGGCGGTATATGGCGACGCAGTTCCTCCGTTTGATGAAACCATGACTCCTTTACCTATTGATCCGTATGGAGTTTCAAAATATGCATGTGAGTTGGATATTAGAATTGCGGGAAAACAACATGGGTTGGATTGGTGCGTTCTCCGACCACACAATGTTTACGGCGTAAAGCAAAATATTTGGGATAAATATAGAAACGTATTAGGAATCTGGATGTATCAACATTTAAACAATGAACCAATGTCAATATTCGGAGATGGTTCACAAACGAGAGCATTTAGTTTTATCGACGACAGTGTTCCGTGTATGTGGAACGCAGCTGTTTTACCAGAAGCATCTAAACAGATTATAAATTTAGGAGGGAAAACTCACACGACTATAAAAGAAGCATGTGAAACTTTACAATCTATAATAGGAGGAGGAACTATATCATATAAAGAAGCCCGCCACGAAGTTAAAAACGCTTACGTTACATGGCAGAAATCTGTGAATATTTTGGGATATGTTGAAAATTATACTTTGGAACAAGGTCTATCCTCAATGTGGAATTGGGCTCAAAGACAACAAAAAAGACAAAGATTTGAATGGAATAAATTTGAACTAAATAATGGAGTATATTCATATTGGAAAACAAAATGAAAATAAACTTACTAGCAAGACACTGTAACTTCTCAGCAAATAGTGCTAACAAAAAGAATCGGCCGGAGTGGTTTGATAAAGAGAAGATATTTCAATCATTGATGAATTCCATAGAAGATGATGAACGGGTCAACGTCACTATATTATTTGATGGAGATGTAAGCACACATTTTCTTAAAAATGAAAAAAGGTGTAAAATTGTGGAGAAAAAGGGGGGAAACGATGGCCAGAGTTTTTTGAACTTATTAGAATACACCAAGGCTCAGAATTACTCAGACGGTGATATAATTTATTTTGTAGAAGATGATTATTTTCATAGAGCAGGATGGCAAGATGTTTTAATCGATGGGTTCGAACATTTAAGTTGTGATTATTTTACTTTATATGATCACAATGACAAATACACGTATACTGCATACGAGACACTTCAATCTTCAATATACCCAACTAAGTATTGTCATTGGAGAACTTGTCCGTCCACAACTAACACGTATGCCATGTTAGCATCAACTTTTAGAAAACATTATCAACATCATGTAGATTATTGTGATTTGTCTAGGGGTTATACAAGGGATCACGATAAGTTTCTAAATCTGTGGAAAATAGGCTCTAACCTAGTATCATCTATTCCGGGATATTCGACTCATTGTGAAAATGAATACATGTCTCCAGTTGTGGATTGGGCTTTAAAATTTAAAAACTTGACATATGATTACGATATGTCGAACAGATAATATTATGTCAATATCTACAATAATACCATCCTATAAAAATCCAAAGTTCCTTGATGCTTGTATACATTCTTGTATTAAAGGAAAAAAAAATGAAACGACGAAAATAATAGTTGTCGTTGATGGGTTCATCGGAGAATCTCAACATGTTCTAAATAAATACGAGGGGGGAATTGAGATACTTGATCTTGGTCAAAACATGGGTATGGATAAAGCTATAAATTATGGTGTGTGGAATTGTGAAAGTGAAAATATATTCGTTGTGAACGATGACCAAATTTTCTCTGATAACTGGGATGTTGATTTATCTGAGTTGAACTTGGAAAAAACGGTATATACCATAGAACAGATCGAAAGATCACACGGAATATTCGGATTCACTGTAAATAACTTTGGAGACACAGTTGATACATTTAATCAATCAAAATTCGATGATTTTGTTAAGGTAAATAAAAGCGACAAATCCACCGAATCCGGGCGGATATTTCCATTCTTGATGAAGAAAAAATGGTTTATGTCAGCCGGAGGGTTTGAAGATTTTAAATCTCCGTTTTGGACGGACGTGGATTTCTTTTTGAAACTAGAGTTAATGGGGTTAGAATTCAGAAGAACATATAAAACCATGTTGTTTCACTGGGGATCATCTGCAACTAAAAACAGAGTCGATTCGGAAGCAATAAAATTTAAATCGAGTGAAGGACCGGCCGCACAACTGTTTTACTATAAATGGGGATACATGCCACAGATGGGAGGAAATAATTATAAAAATACAAAATATCCACATTCACAAACTGAGGTTAAAGGAGTAATTTTTAACTAATGAACTTAGAATTCATATTTTTTAATGTCCTTTTTTTGTTAATCTGGTTTAAAACCGAAGCGTTCTTGGAATATTCTAAATTACTTGGATTAACAAAACTATTCCGTATAGATAAATTTGAAAAATTAAAAAGTGAAGATTTTGAGTTAACCTACCATTCATTTTTAAAAAAACATGTCGCTAGTGGAAAATATAGTAGATTTTTTTTCAATCTGATCACATGTCCAATATGTCTAATGTGTTGGTCTTGTGTTCCAGTGTTATATTTACATGGGATAGGAATATATAGTCTTTATGTAGTGTCTATTTTGTTTATATACTATTTATTCTCAAAAGTAATGAGATGAATATAAATAATTTTACAGACTTTTACAATCTTATAAAATCGTGCGGGCTTCAATCCGTTTCTCCGTTCAACAATTTTATATCTACCGTAGAACAATATGTATCTATATGTGAATGTGATAACCCTTCGTTAAAAGCTGCTAAATTAGCAGATTCTATTAACATATATGAGAGCATTATATCGGGAGCAGTTTCTTCATATATAAACACATTTAAATCGAAAAAATCGGTTTCAGTTATACATTTTTACAACAGAGGGAGATTGGTCAGAACGTACTAATCTTTATCAGCTTTACCATCACAATTAATTTTTTTATGGGGACAATATTTACAATTTTTCTTTGCTTTTCCGGGTACTTTTGGGAATACTCCGTTTTCTTTGTATTGCCCGTCTTCGTTAAAGCATTCATTTATAAACATAATAAACCCATTGATCGACTTAGCGATTGAAGGTTTGTTGTGGGTAGGTATAAATTTCTGAATTCTACTCTGAGGATATGAGACGTTTTCATACAGTTTTCTTTTCAATATGAAAAATTCTACTTCTATATCATCCAGCGGAACATCAAACTTTTTAGAATAAAATGCTTTGTATAGAAGAAGTTGACTATATTTGCTTTCATCCGCCTTCATATGATCATTCCACCCGGTGGCAGAAGTTTTAAAATCTATTATTTTATATTTATTTGTTTCTTTGTCTCTTAAAACTAGATCTATGAAAGCTACAAATTGAACGTTGTTTTTAATATCCACTTCCAATGGAAATTCTGTTCCTATAAACTCATATTTTTTACTGGGAAAATTTCTCAGACGTATAGCAGTAGATGTAAACGTTTTTATCACATCCTCGGCGTCAAAGCAGAATTCGGTATATTCATCTTCCGTATATTTTACTGGATTATTTTTTTCCCCACCTTGTAACTCTCTATCGAACGCGGGTTTAAATATGTCATATAAGTTCAATGAATCTGCTTCCGAATTTCCTTTGGTATATAGAAGTTTTATATATTCCTGGACCGCTTCGTGTATCGCTGTTCCGAAGGACATGTTTATAGACCCCTCATACACTCTTAATCCCTTCAAATAATCAAGTTTCCATCTATTGGGACAGTTAAACCAATTTGCATATTGGGAATAACTGACACGCTTCTTTTTAATCTCTTCCATCCATACAATGTATGTTAAATTTGTGAAGTTGTCTACTACTTATAATTGTATGAAATATATAATTGTTTTGATAACATTGATTGCTTTAAACCTTCTAGCGTCTGAAGTTGAGATGTCATATTATCCATTAAAATATTCCGGAAAAATGGAGAACGTTGTGTTTTATGATTCCGGAAAGTTTGAAACCAATAATATAGTAATCGGAAAAACTTATCAGTTTAATAAGTGTCAATTGGATTTCAATACAGAAACGAATTCTTTTTTGGATTTAGCGTTATCCGATGACACGTTGATTCATATAGATGAGGGATCTCAGTTTAAATTTCATACATTTCTAACGTCTGTGGAAAACACCGACGACTTACCAACCATAGCAAGAATATCAAACCAAAATTACATATGCTCTCTAATGGTTGGAATGGTGGACATAGTCAACTCTTCTACCAATGGGACATTTTTATTACAAACTCCCAGAATAACAATTGTTTTAAAAAAAGGAAAATATAGAGTTGTAGTTCAGGGAAAAACCACGGTTATAGCAGTGTTGGAGGGAAAGGCGGTTATTTATAAAATCATAGAATCGAAGGAACTTGAAATAAAAGAAAACAGTTTTGCACATGTAACCACATATTTTAGCCTCAGTGGGAAGGGGATTGATGTGTTAAATAATGGAAGGCCCACTGCGAACGTTCGCCCAATACAACTCGACGATGTAGACAAAATAAAATCCAGTTGTGACGATCTGACATCTTCAAAATCTAAAATTTTGTTTTCTATAGTAGATAAAAAGGTTCTTGGAATAAAGATTCGTTGACACTTATAATGTTTATGTTACTATTTGAGAATGACTTTAGACCAACTACATTCTCTTACCGAAGAAGAATTACTGATGTTGCTGTATATTGTAAATAATGTACCAACTAGAATATTAACGTATGAGATAAGTCCCAATCTATTGTGTTCCATTAGAGATGCTTCGTTACTACAATTTGTTATTGACGCGGAAAAAGATTTAACCGACTCTGGAAAATCTATACATTCCTCATTAAAAAACAAATTGGGAATAACCCAGCCCCCCGCAGAAGCTCCAATTACAGCATCCGCAGAAGCTCCAATTACAGCATCCGCAGAAGCTCCAATTACATCATCCGAAGAATCTTTGAAATAACGTGTATCAAAATATATTTCATTCTAGAAAAGACGACACTATCATAATTTGGGATGATAAAGTTGGAAAAATTGTTATTCCCGCTGGCCAGGCTAGATATGCTTATAGAAAAAAGGATGGCGGAATTTACAAATCTCTATATGGAGATGAGTTGGAAAAAGTAACACATTTTTCTCCAAACGACCCATCGTTATTTGAATCAGATGTCCCACTAACGACTAGAGTTTTGATCGACGCGTATGAAGGCGACGATGAACCATCCACGGGACATAGAGTTGTCTGTTTGGACATAGAAACCGACGTGGAAGATGGATTTCCAAATATTCAAGAAGGTGATAAAGAAATAACCGCTATAGCTATATATGACGACGTTTCAAAACACGAAACAGCAATGATTTTGGATAAAGATAGGTTACTTCAAGATTCTGAAACAGCTGGAACATCGATACTCTCGTTTGACAACGAAGAATCTCTTATTTCACATTTTATAACAAAAATGGAGGAAATTCAACCAACCATTATCACCGGTTGGAATATAGGAAGTTTCGACATGCCCTACCTCTATAATAGAATTTGTAGAGTGATGGATAAACGCGTTATTCAGAGACTTTCTCCAATAGGAACGGTTTATATAAACAAGTTTTCAAAAGAACTTAATATAGCTGGAGTTTCCATTTTAGATTATATCGTTCTGTATAAAAAATTTATTGGTAGAAACGAATCAAGTTATGCTTTGGGAGTCATAGGTAAAAAGGTAGTGAATATGGATAAGATCACATATAAGGGTAGTTTAAACGATTTATATAGATCTGATATTAAGAAGTATATCGAATATAACTTGAATGACGTAAGGATAGTGGTTGCTTTGGATGAAAAATTGAAGTTTATAGACCTCGCCAGAAACATCTGTCATACAGGTCACGTTCCATATGAATTTTTCGGGATGTCAAGTCGTTACATTGAGGGGGCTATGTTATTATATCTAAGGAGACAGAAATTGGTATCTTCTAATAAACCAGTGAACATAGAGGAAGAAGAAGGTTCTAATCCATCCGATGAAGAGGACGAAGAGGGATTTGAAGGAGCATATGTCAAAGAACCGATCCCTGGAAGATATGATTGGGTATTTGACTTGGATTTGACTTCTATGTATCCAAACATCATGATTAGCTTAAATATTAGTCCCGAAACGGTGGTGTCTAAAGTTGAAAATTGGAATATCGAAAAATATTTAAAAAATGAAATTTTGGAAATAAAAGTCGCTGGTGAAAATTATACATTGGAAGAATTTAAATCGATGATGTTAGAGAAGAAATTTTCCATCGCTTCCAATGGAGTTATTTATAGTAGAGATAAGGTGGGATTGATTCCGAGTATTTTGATAAAATGGTTCGATGAAAGAAAAGAGATGAGGAAAAAGGCTAAAAAATTCGCAGATGAAAAGAATTGGGAAAAATACGAATTTTATGATCAGAGACAAAAGGTTCAGAAAATCCTTCTTAACAGCGCCTATGGAGTTTTAGGATTGCCAGTATTTAGATTTTACAATAAAGATAACGCCTCAGCGGTGACATTATGTGGACAAGATATAATAAAAACAACCGACAAAGTAATAAATCAATTTTATAAAAATATATTGGGTAGAAGGTATAAAGTAACATATGACGATGGATCATCGGAACTCTTCTATGAACACGAATTGGATAAAAATGTCATTGATAATTATGAAAAATATTGTAAAAATTGAAGAAATTGATCAATGTGATCATGTATTATATGTAGACACAGACTCAGCGTTCGCATCAGCTGTCCCAATTATCCAAAAAACCATGTCAAATGTGGATTTGAATGATGAAAAACAAATGACCGATGCTATATTGAAAATCGCATCAGATGTTCAGATATATGTCAATAAGTTTTATGACGTAATGGCTCAAAAGTTCTTTAATATTGAACAACATAGATTTGATATTAAACAAGAAGTCATTTCTAAATCTAGTTTTTGGTTGGCTAAGAAGAGATATTGTCAACTCATAATAAACAAGGGTGGAGTCGTTTGTGATGAAATGGAAGTTAAAGGAATAGATGTAGTAAGAACTAGTTTCCCTGCTACATTTAGAAAGTTCATGAATAAGTTTTTGATGGATATGCTTAAAAAAGTGGATAGAAAAGAAGTGGATGATACGATCATACAATTTTTAGAAAATATCAAAGAATTAAACATATTGGATTTGGCCAAAACTACATCTGTAAAGTTTTCAAGTCAAGCTACGAGAAAAGAGTATAACCCAAAATCCAGAAAACCATTTCAAATAATACTTGGTTCTCCTGCACAAGTAAAATCTGCTCTGATGTATAATGATTTGTTGAAACATTGGGGGTTGACTAAACATGTTCCTCCTATTTTTAATGGTCAAAAAATCAAATATGTATATCTCAAAGAAAATTCATTTGGAATTGATGCTATGGCGTTGAAAGCTGATGGAACTGATCCGAAAGAAATTTTAGAGTTTGTGGAAAAGTATATTGACCGAACCGCAATGTATGATCACGAACTAAAGAGCAAGCTGGTAGCATTTTATTCCATTTTGAAATGGGATTATCCAAGTTTGGGGAGTAAAAAGGCTGCTGAATTTTTTGAATTTTAAAACATATGATAATAGATATTCCTGATATTAATAAATCGATATATGTCCGTATATCTATGTTTTTTAAATGGAATTGTCCAATCACCCGTCACATCTATGGTTGGTATTTTGGGAGAACACAATTTAGAAAATTCATATTTCCAGCTATTAAAAATTTTGATTATAAAGGATTCTCAGAAGAGATCATGAGCATCCAACCAATGTCTGAACCCAAAGACCAAGTCTTTTATGTGGATTATGTATATACTAAGAAGAAAAGATGGTATCAATTTTGGAAGAAATCTCCTATAAAAAATAGACAATTAGACAATGAATGATAGTATTATAAACATATGAACAAAAAAACAATCGAAACATTTATCAAAAAATATTCCTTAAATGGAGTGATAGAATCCGTAAAGTGGGTGGTAGACTCAAAAAATAAAACCCTAACGACAAATGCTATTACGGAAGAAAAGAACGTATTGATTGATGTGAAAATGGAGGATTTCACTTCGATTGACGAAGATATCGAAATAGGAATTTATGAAACTTCTAAATTGGTCAAGATGTTATCGGTGTTGTCTGACGAAATGACTATATCCATTAACAAAAAGGACGACGAAATCAAATCTCTCGGACTTTCTGACACAACCACCGATGTTCAGTTCGTTACCGCTGATTTATCCGTTATCCCAAGTTCACCGGCTTTGAAAAAACTTCCTGATTTCGGAGTTGAAATATCTATGGATGAAGAGTTCGTAAATAAGTTTATCAAAGCTAAATCAGCATTACCTGAGGTTGACACTTTTACGTTAAAAATGAACAAGAAAAACAAACTTGAAATGGTGATAGGATATTCAGAACTAAACAGCAATAGGATTACGTTGTCACTTACAACAGCTGATGGGAAAAATGTTGTGACAAAAAACATTAGTTTTAACGCTAAATATCTAAAGGAAATCCTTACTTCAAATAGTGATTGCCCAAATGCTAAGTTAATGGTTAGTGACGCCGGAATTTCAAAAATCGAGTTCTCAAATGACAGTTTTAGGTCAACGTATTACATGGTAGAAGTAAAAAGTGCTGATTAATATATGAGTTTTTTATTAGAAGAAGTTCCTACTAAGTCAAACTCAAAACATACTTTGTGGGTTGAGAAATATAGGCCGGCTGTATTGGATGATTATATAGGGAATGATCAATTGAGGGAGACTGTTAAATCTTTTATAGATAAGGGAGACGTTCCACATCTTCTTTTTTATGGAAGCGCTGGAGGTGGTAAAACCGCATTGGCTAAACTAATCACCAAGAATATATCATGTGACGTTTTGTATATAAACTCCAGTGATGAAACGGGGGTTGATAATGTAAGAGGTAAAATCAAGGGATTCGCATCTACTTCTGGATTCAACAAACTAAAAATTATTATATTGGACGAAAGCGACTTTTTAAGCACGGAGAGTCAAGCTGCTCTGAGAAATTTAATGGAAACGTTTAGCTTAACTACTAGGTTTATCTTGACATGTAATTATCATGAAAAGATAATATCTCCAATAATTTCCAGATGTCAAACTTTTGAAATAATACCACCATCTAAAAAAGCGGTAGCAATACATTTAAATAACATTCTCGATATGGAATCCGTAGAACATACGATGGAAGACATTGGATATATTGTAAACACGTATTATCCAGATATTAGGAAAATTTTGAATTTTGCACAACAAAGTTCTCTGGGTGGAAAAATAAAAATAAGTTCAGATAAATCATTAGCATCCGATTTGCAGGATAGAATTATTTCTATTTTAAAAAGTGGATCATTAACTGCCTTCGCGGAAATAAGACAGTTGATTGCAGATAATGATATTTCCATGTTTGATGAATATTATTCTCTGTTATATAGAAAAGTATCCGAGTATTCCAAGAACAAAGATGTAGCGGTTATTATGACTATCGCTGAATATCTACACCAAAGTTGTCTGGTGGTAGATAAGGAAATTACGTTCATGGCATGTATAGGAGCAATATTAAAAACCATAAAGTGAAATCTTTAAAGAAAATTTTATCCGAATTAAAAATAGATCCATCGGTTGATCATCTCTCAAAAATAGAAGATGTAAATCAAACCGTTAAAAAATATTCTTTTGAGATAGGGGGAAACAAGTATATAGTTGCATTTATAACTGATTTTTTTGATAATAAATCGTTTTTAGGGGTAAACTTTAAAAATATAACTGCTATTGAGAAATTGAAATCTAAAAAACACGATTCTAAACAAGACCTTTACTCGGATATGGATCGTGCAAAATATGGTCTAACAAATACAGGAAATTCCATGATGGTTTTTAATGAAATATTCAACGTGGTTGGAAAATATATTGTTTCAAAAAAACCTACATATTTCTCATATGAGGCGGTAGAGGATAATAGAAAAAAACTATATTCTTCTCTTATTAAAAGAATCGAGAAAACCCTTCCCATAAAATTCAATAGAATACTTGTGAATCCTTTGAGTGGGGATAGTATTTCCGCAACATCTCAATTAACGGTGTATGAAATATTAATATGAACGTATTAAAAAATACTAAAGCATATCTTGCCGGGAATTTGGAAAATACGGTGGATTCCCAAAACTGGAGAACATATGTTTCAGATAAATTGTCCGTTAGAGGAATTAAGTCGCTGTCCCCAGTGGAGATGACATTGGTTAATCAAGTTGGAGAAAATGACGAAGACCGACTCAGGTTAAAAAAAGAAAGATCGGAGGGTAAATATGACGAAGTTTCATCATACATGAAAACGGTAGTTCAGAAAGACCTTAGACTTATTGATTTGTCAGATTTTCTAATAATCAATCTGGAGTTATCTAAACCTACATATGGAACCACACATGAACTAGTGGTGGCCACTCAACAAAAAAAACCTATATTTCTATCGGTTGGAGACAAACGAGAATGTCCGTTATGGATATTGGGGATAATAAAACATAAGTATATCTACAACAATGTGGATGAAATATTGACAATGATCTATCAGATAGACTCTGGTATTAAAAAAATTGAATCTTCCAACTGGAGGTTATTGCTTCCAGAATTCCGATAGAATCTCCAAAAAACTAGGGTTTTTAGTTTGTATAAATCAACTCCACGTTGATATTTATAAACTATGAGTAAAAATATCAATGAAAATGATATGGGGGATCGGATGAGCACCGGAATTTCATTCGGAACATCTGGGATAGTAAACCCCGGCGTTTCTACATTTTCTTCACCCGACGCTTCTCAACATCCAATAAACTTCTACCCAGTCGCTGCTAATAAGGTGGATATTAATGCGGTCACAAGAACCTCGGGCCCCGATGATGAAGATATTAAATCAATAAAGTCCAAAGTAACTCCTGATGAGGTAATTACGGGATTGGATTATGAGTTGAAGAAAATGACATTCAAAAATAAATCCATTGCTAAAGAAATCGTAATATCTAACCTGAAAAAAGATCCAACATATTATTCTAAACTTCATATGCTTGGAATGGAAGACGATTTAATGACAGAAAATACAGAAAAGGAGAAAAAAGAAGCGTTTGAATCTATATTTAAAGAGTTGATCGATAGAAGAAACCAGATAAAATCTAAAAACGTAGATCAAAGAATAACGGCCGCTTATCAAGACAGTATTGAAAAATTTAAAAATACAAGAGGATATGGCCCAAAATAAATCGGAGGTTTATAGTTTGGGAGATGGAAAGCCCCACGATCCAACCATAGGTCATCCTTCTATGAGGGGAAGACGTTGGCAAATAGATCAGTCGTATAACGATGGAAAGTCGTTTGATAAAATGAAAGAAGATTCATTATTGGAGGGACCTGACAAATTACTGTTTAATAACGGAAAATCTAAAATGTATTGGTACGAAGGTACTACGTTTTTTGTGTTCGTCACTCCATCTGGAAAAAATACTCACATTGCATTTTCCAGAGGAAATGGGGCCGATTTTCATGTTCAAGTCAACGAGATAAATCTCACAAACTACGTGCGGAATAAATTTCCAGAGTTTGTATCGTTTTTGAACCATGAGGAACTGGCTAATGTAATCCACTATATAAAACCAGATATCATAAAAGTTAATGCTAATAGAAAGGATTTCTTATTAAGTGGGAGGATGTGGGAACGAGATGGAAAAAATTATGTTTCCATTTGGAATAACAAATCTACAGTAGATAGGAATAAGGGTTATTTAAACCGGCTCATGACATTGTTGAATATATCGTATGATAATACATTGTTTGAATTGCCCGAAAATCAGAATGATTATAAACCATATGATCAATTGGATGTCAAAAAAGAAAAACCTGACTCATCTTCCAAGTCAATGAACAAGTTTATGTCTCAGATTCACACTTTGCCTCCGGGCGCTAAAAAATGGGCTATGAAAGGGATGTCTTTGAAAGAAATTCTATTAAATGAAAATCCAGACTTTATTAAAATTGACGGGACAATAAAAAATGAATTAAAATATTATGGAAAATATACCACCTCGGTTTTCTCAATATTTGAAAATTTGAAATCCGATGGTTTGAATTACATAATAGCCAAGATAAAAAACAAAAGTTTATACTCAGTTACCACCGGAGATCCGAGTTTAGATAGGGAAATAAATACTTCTAAAATTCTAGCGGCTAATCAAGGTATGGATGTAATTCATGGAAACATAGCACGTCCTCTGATGAATTTAGGAATTTTAAACAAAGTAGAAGATGATGATATAGAGTGGAGATCTAAACTCTATATTTTATCTGGTAGGAGTTGGAAAAAAAATAACACTAACTATATGTCTTTTTGGAACACGTTAAACGAATGTAAAAAATATAGAGATCATATAGATAAAATTCTACATGAAATTGGAGCGGATAGGTCAAATACATTTTTTGAGTTCATAGATTTTCAGAAAAAGTTAATGACTTATGACGAATCTTTTCTTGATAAAAAACCTAAAGAATCTGGATTAACTCCGGAAAAAGTTAAAAGTTTGATGAAAGTCCAACATGTTGATCCCAGAGCCAAGAAAATTTTAAAGACTTTATTATCCGGAGAAAAACACGCGGATACTATACAAAAAACTGCGTCTGATATGGGAATAACAGTTTCTCAATTGAGGAATATGATGGTAACAGGAGATTAATATATGAAACGAAAAGATCTTAAGCAGATGATCCGAGAATCAATCTCAGAGGTAATTTCAGATAAAATGGTTGGATTACATGAGATGGTGCAGTTCTATAGAAATGCTCCATTAGATAAAATACAAGAGGTCGAACGACTACTTGGTGCTGGTGAAAACTCCCCCGCGTGGGAAGTGATTGTAAATTTTTTAGAAACCGCACAACTTTTAATTAGAAGAATGGAAGAATCCGACTCTGTTAATGAAATTAATTGGAAAAAAGCTTTAGGAACTGCCGCGGTGGTAGGATCGACAATGTTTGGAACCCCTGATATTAAAGCAGCAAATTCAAAGCCGGATGTTACCCAGACCAAATCTCGGAGTTCCTTGGTGGATTATTTTAAAAATGTTGAAAATGGAGCTAAAGTTGGGTTTGATAAAAAATCTAATGTTTGGAAATCTATAAAAGGCCCGGCCGGTGGAGAAATCGCTATCGCATATGGTCATAACATAAAACCGGGAGAGAATTTTACTAAAGGAATAACTGATCAGGAAGCAAACAGATTGTTGGAAAAAGACATTGAATCATCTAAACGTCATGTCTATAAAGATATATCCAGATATGGAATAAGTAAATTAACACCTGAACAAGAAGAGATGTTGATTGATTTCGATTTTAACATAGGGTCAGTGAACAAATTTCCAAAATTGACAAGGGCCGTATTAAATAAAGACTGGAATACCGTAAAAAAGGAATATAAACGAACTTATGTAGACAGATCTGGAAAAAAGAAAGAGTTGAGGGGGAGAAATGAGGCTTTCTATAATAGGTTCCTTGCTAACAAATGAGTGAAGAATATAAAATTATGAATAACCCTTTTGGATCACTTAATTATGATCCAATACATGCATTATTTATAAAAAAGAAGCAGATGGAAAAGGATGGTGAAATTGATTTAACTCCAAAACATTATAACGAAGATGATATGTATGAGTTAGAGTCGTTTTGTAAGAAATATGGGATAGTAGGTGCAAATTTTGGAAATATGAGCCCGAAATCCACTTTAAAGATGTTAAAGTCAAAAATGGGAATAGTCGAAGAACCCATCCAAGTTCAGACTAAAGTTTTATTAAAAGGATAATTATGAAGAAAAAGTTAATATATGTAATGTTGTCGTTGTCGTTGATTACTGCGGGCTGTTCTATGTTTGGAAGCAAAAAACCAAAAGTGGAGTCGAGAGATAAACTTGACAAGAAAATGGAAGAAGTCCAACAGAAAAAAGATTTAATATCCTCTAATGATAAAAAGAAATTGACACAGATAGGGATAGTCGCTAAGGGAACTCAACATGCATTGGATAAAGTTGAAGAACCAAAAAAAGAAGTGAATGTGGCTAAGCAATTGAATGACAGAGTAATATCATTAGCAAACAATCCGGAGATCAAAGATGTAATCCGAATACAGAAAATAGTGGATGATTTAATTTCTGAAGTTAAAAAGGAAAGAGAAAAAGGAGCTTCTGATTTAGCTAAATTGGATCATGAACTACAATATGTTCAGAGTGAGAGGAATACTCTACAGAATTCTTTGAATCAGAAAGAAAAACAATTTGAAGATTTAAGTTTTGGAATAGCAGCAAAAAACGACGAAAACTCAGCCATAGTTGGGGATATGAACAAATGGTTTGGATTAGGAGCGATTTTTTACGGAATAAAAAGAATGATTTTCAGTATTCTTATTATAGGAGGAATTCTAGCACTATTATTCTTCATACTAAAAATAGCATCAGCATCAAACCCAATTGCTGCTACGATTTTTAGTCTGTTTGAAATGGCAGGAAGTTGGGTGTTGAAAGGGGTAAAGATGATAACTCCAAATTCTTTCGGAGTTGCTAAGTTTATACCGGAAACCGTCCATCTAAAATACAAAAGCGCGTTGGACAAAATAATCGATACGCTTGAATCATTAAAAGAAAAAAACAAGGTTTTGGACGGAGATAAAAAATATAAATTGGAAGATTTGTTAGTTGAATTGGATAAGAAATTAGACACTCAGGATAAAATTGCAATAGACGAATGTTTAAAAGAATTGAAGTGGAAAATATAAATAGTTGAATACTTCAAATTAAAGGTATATATTAGAAAGAGTTATGAAATATTACATCGTCGATACAACACTGGCCCACACTGATCACACGTTTGGGGAATTACACGAATTGGTAAACCACCTCGAAGGAACTGTCCAACGAAAGTTCAAAACCGACCGTCAACATTATATGCAAAACTTAATCGATTTGGGATATGGTTACGACGATGACAACGGAGCTACCTTTACTACATCTATGTCTGAGTTTTTTAACATCGGAATTTTTAGAAATGGGCGACCACTTAGAACCAATGTCCATGAAGCTGCCAATCACAATAAGTTTAGGGTTCAGAATGGTGATTAATACGTGTTGTCATGATAAAGTTGGATATAAAATGGAGTGACCCTCTACCATTTAAAGCTGAATATGGACCTTGCTGGAAGAGGGAATGGTTGATTCCACTAAAATATAGGTCAGAATTTTTTTCTTTTTGGAGACAGTCATCATTTAAGTTAAAAGACGAAGGATACGGTGTCTACAAAAAAAATGAGGATTGGTATATTACTGAGTCGAAGTTAGAAAAACACCAATTCAAAGATTTAAATCAATTACCAAAAAAAGAAGAATCTGTAATAGAAGTTCGCCCATTAACCCCAAAAGTAGTAAAGAATGTCGCAGGATTGAGGACATGGCAAGTAGCGTCCGTTGGAAAATTATGTGCGGCTATAGAAAAGTGGGGATGTGCGATTGATGGATCAGATGTCGGTGTCGGAAAAACTTTCGTTGCATGTTCCGTGGCCAGAGAATTAGATATGGATATTCTTGTGGTATGTCCGAAAGCAGTAAAGGAAAGCTGGAGGAGGGTAATAAAAAACCACTTTGACATGAATCATAAGTTAGTGGGAATTATAAACTACGAATCCTTGATTAGAGGTCGAACGGATTCTGAGATAGCATCTTTTATACGAAATAAAAAAACACACATAAACGAATTTATATGGAAAATTCCAAAAAGCACTTTGATAATTTGGGATGAGAGTCAAAAGTTAAAA